AATTTTAGTAAATACATAACTGAAGATAAGGGTGGAAAGAATTTGCACCTAGAACATATCGAAGATGAAATACTCAACTTTGGTGTGTCAGGCGGTAGAGCTGCAATTAACTTTGTTCGTTCCCTTAGAGATATGTTGGCAGGTGCATCACGTTCATCTGTAAACATGACAGTTAAATGGGACGGCGCTCCAGCAATCTTTGCTGGTATTGACCCAGAAGATGCTCCAGCAATCTTTGCTGGTATCGACCCAGCAGATGATAAGTTTTTCGTTGCAAAGAAATCAGTATTTAATGCAACACCAAAATTATACAAGACAGCAAAAGAGATTGATGACGATGGACTATCTGGTTCACTGAATAGTAAGTTTAAAGTTGCACTTGCAGAATTTTCTAAGTTGGGTATTAAAGGTGTACTTCAAGGAGACTTGATGTGGACAGATGATATTGAAACGGATACTATTGATGGAGTGAAGTATTATACATTCCAACCTAATACAATTGTTTATGCTGTTCCTATTGATAGTGATTTTGGTAAACAGATTAAAGCATCTAAAATCGGAATTGTATGGCATACAACTTATACTGGTAGCGCACTTCAAGACATGAAGGCATCATTCGGTGTAGATATTAAAGGATTATCTAAACCAACATCTGTATGGATGGATGACGCAACTTATAAAGACGTTGCTGGTAAAGCAACAATGACTGAGAAAGAAACAGAAGCAGTTACTAAATCTTTATCTGGTGCTGGTAAAACCTTCCAAAAGATTAACTCTGGTATGTTGAATAAGTTCTTAAATATTCAATCTAAGTTTACAGGTAACATTGCTGGTGCATCATTAAAGACATATTACAATAGTAAAGTAAGACAGGGTAAACCTATTAACAATCCTAAAGCACATGCAAAAGGATATGAGAAGTGGGTATCTGATGTATACGATAAAAGAATTAAAAGTCTCAAAACAGAGAAGTCTCAACAAAAGGTTGAGAATGAAAAGAAAGAGATGTTACGAGAACTAAAGAAACATACAAAGAATTTAGAACAGGTTATCTTGTTTCAGAACTATCTAATCGAAGCAAAGATGGGCATCGTTAAGAAACTAAATAGTGTTAAGCAATTAACTGATACATTCATTAGAACTGCAAATGGTTTTAAAGTCGTTAATCCAGAGGGATTTGTTGCCATTGACAGAGTGAGTGGTAATGCAGTAAAATTGGTAGACAGAATGGAATTTAGTTTTAATAACTTTACTGCAATTAAGGCGTGGGATAGATGAAGAAATTTAGTGAACTAACATCTGAACTAGTAGAAAGAAAAGCAGTTTCTATGGCTCAAAGAAGAGCGATGGGAAGAAGAATGGCGAAGATGGCAAAGTCATCTGCGTTCAAGGCAAAGGTTGCACGAAAGAAAAAGAAACTTGCAACCCCAGAGATGTTACACAAACGTGCATTGAAAGCTGCAAAGGCAGTTATACTTCAAAAGTTTGCTGGGTTAAGTCCAGCGAAGTATATGCAATTGCCACCTGCTGCAAGAGTAGAGATTGATAATCGTATTGTTGCAAAGAAGGGTGCTGCGATTCAAAAGATTGCAAAAAAGATGATGGTTAAACTTAAAAAACAAGAATTAGAAAGATTGAAAAAAATCAGACAGGGTGGAGATAAATGAAGAAGTTTTCTGAAATTATAGAAGCTCGTGGTGATACTGCTGTATTCACTTTTGGCAGATTTAATCCCCCGACTACTGGACATGAAAAATTAATGGAAGCAGTTGCTAAACAAGCAAAGAAAAACTCTGCTCCATATTATATTTTTGCATCTCATTCAGAGAACGCAAAGAAAGACCCTTTACCATATGCAAAGAAACTTGCATACATGAAAAAGATGTTCCCGAAACATGCAAGGAACTTAGTTGTAGATAAAGCAAGAAACGTATTTGAGATTGCAGTTACACTACACAACAAAGGACACAAATCAATTGTAATGGTTGTAGGTTCTGACAGAGTTTCAGAGTTTGAGACATTACTAAACAAATACAATGGAACTGAAGCAAGACACGGTTACTACGGTTTCGATAATATTCAAGTTGTATCTGCGGGCGAAAGAGACCCAGATGCAGAAGGTGTTACTGGAATGTCTGCATCTAAGATGAGAGCAGCTGCAGTTGCAAATGATTTTGACCAGTTCAAACTTGGACTACCATCTAATTTCAGACAGGGAATGTCTCTATTTAAAGATGTTCGTAAGTACATGGGTGTTCGTGAGTCTTTTGTTCCTAGAACAAATGTAATGACTGATGAAGATGTTGTTCGTGACTTATATGTAGAAGGCAAACTATTTGCAATCGGTGACCTTGTAGAAGATAATTACACAGGTATTTCTGGTAAGGTTGTTCGTAGAGGAACTAACTATATTACCTTTGCAGAACAAGATGGAACATTACACAAGAAGTGGTTGTACGAAGTAAAACAAGATAAAGATATTAAAGACAGAAAAGGTACAGAACCAGCAAAGTATTATGCAAAAGATGCTGATGGTGATGAAATGTCTAAATCTACTAAACAAAAACGTGCGGCACACTTTGCAAAGAAAAAGGATGGCCCTGCTCCAGGCGATGGAAATGCAGATACCAAACCATCAAAATATACAAACAAATTTAAGAAGATGTACGGAGAGAAGTTGGGTCCTGCTCCAGGCGATGGAAATGCAGATACTAAACCATCAAAACACACAAACAAATTTAAGAAGATGTACGGAGAGAAGTTGGGTAAGAACTCTGATATGGGTGATTACATTGATGACTTCAAAGATTCTGATGCACCACAATTTAAGGGTAAGTCTCAAGAGAAACGAAAGAAGATGGCAATCGCTGCATTCTTGAGTAAGAATGAGGACGGCCCATGTTGGGATACACATAAACAAGTTGGTACAAAAACAAAGAACGGTAAGACTGTTCCCAACTGTGTTCCTAAAGAAGAATTTCAATTAGATGAAAAGATTGAAGGACTTGTTACTAAAGCAGAAAAGTCTGGTATTCCTTATGGTATTCTAAAAAAGGTTTACGACAGAGGAATGGCTGCATGGAAAACAGGACATCGCCCAGGCACTACACCACAACAATGGGCATTCGCAAGAGTTAATTCGTTTCTTACAGGTGGTAAGACACGAACAACTGCTGACGCAGATTTATGGAAACAGGCAAAAGGTAAGAAGGAAGAGAATGAAGATTCTCGTGAAATCGGAACTGATGCCTCTAGAGAAGAAAGGCAGAAAATGACTCCAGGCCAAGGAATCGTATCGTTTAAGGAACACACCAAATGCGGTACACCAGATTGCTGTAACGAATGTGCAGAATCTAGTCTAATAGAATCTAACCAATATCGTGTTGGTTCAGAAAAGTACTACGAATTTTTTAATGAAAAAAGACGCCTTTATGAAAGTGGTGAGTTAAATCCAGTTGGGTTTGATAAAGAACTACTAGAAGGTGACATTGGTAAATATGCAATGTATGAAGGTGAACACGTTCCTTTGGACTGTCCTATGATGGAAGCTGAGTATCAAGGGAAAGAGGTTGAACTAAATAAACCAAAGGTCGGTGGTTCTAAGAAATACTATGTCTATGTTAAAGACGGTGACAAAGTAAAGAAAGTATCATGGGGTGATACATCTGGATTAAAAATAAAATTGAATGATAAAGAGGCAAGAAAATCTTTTGCTGCAAGACATGATTGTGCAAACAAAAAAGATAAAACCACAGCAGGATACTGGGCATGTAATATCCCAAGATATGCAAAACAACTTGGTTTATCTGGTGGGGGTAACTTCTTTTGGTAAATCCATATACTGATTTAGGAACTGAGACTAACCTCATTTTAAGAGAATTTAAAGAGGATGTTGATGACAATGAGTTGATTTGGCATCGTGATAAGAGTGACAGAGAGGTCACTGTACTTTCTGGATATAACTGGAAGTTGCAGATGGACGATGAACTGCCTGAGGAACTGAAGCATGGTAGAGTATATCATATCAATAAGATGGTTTACCATCGTTTAATAAAAGGAAGTGGTAAACTACTACTTAAAATAAGGGAAAAGTAATATGACAAGGTATAGTAAAACAATGATGGAATCCCTTGCAGAAGTGCGTGAAGGATTCTCACCAAAACAAATTAAAATGGCAATCGGCATTGCAAACGACCCACGTTACAAAGGTGGTAACTATAGTGGTGCAGTAAAAACTATTGAGAAAATCAAAAAGGGATTGTCAAATCACAAACAGGTTGCCGCAGTTCTAAAAAGACTGAACACGGATTTTGACCCAGAGATTAAAGATGATGACGAAGAAATGACTGAAGCATCTGCTCGTAGGGATGCAATGCGACACGGTGCTGGTGGTAGAAGAGGAATCGACCCTGCTGACAGAGATGATATGAAAGCAACTGACAAGGATAAAGACCTTGCAAAGAAAAATATGATTGTGCAATTGCGTAAAGCAAAAGACACTAAAGGTAATTTTTCTATTGAATTCCAAGATGGAAAGAAACAGAAGGTTGATGCTAAACTTGTCGATGCATTACTTAAAGCACATGACGGAATTCAAAAACCAAGAGATAAAGAAGCATTCATTGGTATGATTAATAAATCATATCGTGATATGTTAAAGGTTGCAAAGGTTGTTGTTAAACAACTTAAAATGGGTGAAGAAGTTTTCCTAGAAGGCTTTGAAGTAGAAGAAATTGAAATTGACGAGATGAAGATGGATGACCCTAAGTTGAATAAGATATTCGACAAATTGAAAAAGGGACAAACAATCAAACTCAAGACTAGTTCTACAATCAGTAAAGGTAAAGACTTTGTTGATTATATCGTTAAGTCAAAGAATACAGTAAACAAGGGTAGAGTAGAAAAAGTCACACTTGTTACTAAAGGTAATGAAAAGTCAGTTAAGAAGTTTCTATACAAAAGAGATGGTAAAGTAACATTTGCTATCGGTGATATGGGTGCATCTATTGATGACATCAAAGAAGCAAAGTCATCTACAGGTTACGAACTATATCACAAAGACTTTTCATCTGCAATGAAACATGCATATGATTTTGCAAAAAAGAAATTTGGTATCGAAGTTGACCCTAAAGAGATTGATGATAAAGTTGCGACAGGGCCTAAGAAACCATCAAATGGAAAAACTAATTCTTACAGTCTAAAAGCAAAAGGTGGTAAGAAGGGTATCCAAGTACAGGTTTACAACACTGGTAAAAACTATGAGTTAAACATGTACAAAGAAGAGGTTATTTCTGAAGAGGAAGAACCACAGAAGTCTGATGGCGCTAAAGCTGTCGACCAAGGTCGAGAAGATAAGAAGAAAACTCGTATCGCACAATTGCAATTGCAAATCGCAAAAGCACAAGAAACTATAAACCAACTAAACGCACAGGAGAAATAAATGTCCAAGTATCTTGAAACTAAAAAAGGTAGTATTGAGAGTGCTGTGCTTGAGGCAATGTCTCCAGCGCAACAAGCTGCTATCGCAATATCTAAAAAAGAAAAAGAACAAAAAGAAAATAACTATATTCACGCTGCAAAGATGGCAAAAGAAAAGGGTGAGAAAACCTTTACTATCGGTGGTAAACAATATGACGTTGAAGAAGTTCTTAAAACAGAAACAAATAAAAACGACAAGTCTGATGACGGTGATGGTATGGACGCAGTTCAACCTAAAGCAGTAAAGAAGAAGTTTGCTGACCGTAAAGACAAAGACATTGACAACGATGGTGATGTTGATGATTCTGATAAGTTCTTGCACAAAAGACGTAAGGCAGTTTCTAAAGCAATGAAGAAAGAAGAAATGAACCCTACAGACCATGTTAAAGAAAAAGATGGTAAGTTTTGTGTATACAATGCAGACGGTAGTATTGCAAAAGAGTTTGACAATAAAGAAGATGCAGACAAATATGCAATCGACAACCATGATAAATTAATGGCTACTAAGAAAGAAGAAGTCAAAGAAGAAACACTTGCAATGAAAGCTGCAAAGCACATTGCATCCATGTGGGAAGATTCTGCAAAAGTCAAGGAAGCAAAAGTCAAAGAAGAAGAGGAAGAGCCTAAAAAGAAGGAATCCAAAACTGCAATGACAGGTAAACCAATGGCAGGGGTTGAAGTTAACCCGAAGGAATCTAAGGACAAGTAACATGAAAAGTATCGTGGAAGTCACGAAGATTAATGAAGAAGAACTTCCACAGATTTACTGTGACATGGATATGGTTCTTTGCGATTTCATTGGTGGGTATGAACAACTCACTGGTAAACAATTTGAGAAAACGCCCAAAGACGAGCGATGGGATGAAATCAAAGGTAAGAAAGACTTCTGGCACACCTTACCTTGGATGCCTGGCGCTCAAAGGATGTGGAAATTGATAAACAAATATAATGCGAATATTTTATCTGCATACTCAAATAGGGATGGAAATAGTCGGAAGGGAAAGAAGTCTTGGTTATCCAAGAATGCAAAACCTACTGGTAAAATCCATCTTGTACAACGTGCAGATAAACAGAAGTATGCCACTACAGACGGTAAACCTAACATCTTGATTGATGATTATCTCAAAAATATCAAGGAATGGGAGTCTGCTGGGGGCATTGGGATACATCATACATCCCCAACAAACACTATTTCTCAGCTTAAGAGAAATGGATTTAGATAAATAGATAAGTAAACTTTAAACTAGGAGAACTATCATGGCCCTATGGGGAAATACAGATGCAGATGAAGCCAAACCAAAGTGGATGACATCAGCAGAAAAAGCAGACGTTTTCGCAACCGATAGAGGTTGGGTAAAACTTAACGGCAAAGGACTTGAAGAAGTTATTTGTTCAATCGGTGGATTGTCAACAGCAGTTGGCGGTGCAGATATTAACACAGCAGCATTCGTTTCAACATCGTTTGACGTAAGTGATGGTGGTAATGTTGATGTAAGACTTACTTTCAATGAGAAGGTAACTGTTACAGGTTCACCAACAATTACTATTACTAACTCACAAGCAGGTGGTGGTTCAGCTGCAACTAAGACTGCAACATATCAGTCTGGTTCTGGAACTAACAAACTTGTGTTTAGATGTACAATCGGTGCAGGCGGTTCAACTGTTTCAGCAGATGACGTATTGTCAGTTGCTTCACAAAACATTGCACTTGCTGGTGGAACAATCAAAGATACTGGTACAACAGTTAACTCTGGTGTTGCAGTTCCTGCTGGTACAGCCACACTTACAGCGGTTGCATAAGTAGTATAAACAACGGAGTATATAATGTCAAAGAATGAAAAGACACTTAGTGTCACTGAAATTGAACAGAAAAAAATAGATTTGCAATCTGACTTGGACAAAGTGACAAGTCAATTGCAAAATATGGATAAGATGAAGGTGCAGTTACAAGCACAGGGGAATGCACTATCTGGTGCGATTCAACAGTGTGATGTGTTTCTAAACCTATTAGGTGAGTCGAGTCCCGACAAAACAGTACCCTCGCAAGACGATAGTGCGGCAGTAAATACTGCACTGAGTTGAGGGATTAAATTAACTAAGGAGAAAGAAAATGGCAGATAAAAAAATTACTGCACTTAC